CATCCCCCAACTGATCCCTAGATGGGATCAGCCCGCAGAGTGGTTTTCCATACCACTCACTGAAGCGCCTTGGCTGGCGCCTCAGTCCTTACCCATTTGATACGGAACGTATGGGCACGTTCTTGACCCTCATACTGATCGGTCTGGTACCGGTCAGTACGGTCATGATTCTCAAGGAACCATTTCAACAGGCCGCCTTCTCCATCCACCACGTAGGTGGGAGAGTTGGGCACTGCCTTCGGGAATGTTTCCTCCCACAGCTGGTAATCGGCGTTGTATTTGCCGCGCCAGCTAGGGCGAAGAACAGTATCGAAAGCCATTGCACCAAGCGGACTCGCAAGTTGATCCTCCAAATGCCTCGGAGGAATGCGAATGAGTCCAGAGACCCACTCGTCAGCGAGTTTCACGACTGACCAAAGACCGGCACGATAACACCGGTTGCGGAAGTCGACGAACTTGTTGATGAGGGCTGCATCGCGACGTGAGGTTGGCACCTCAGCACGGAGACGAGTGATGGAGACATCTGTCCCATCGTAGTACTCCTTTCCACAAGATTCCCTGAAGCGTCCGCTCCAGAAACTCTTGTGCTCATTGACTTTGAACCCGAAGAGGGTCAAGAGGTCCATGACGTCGCCTACAGTGTCTGTGGGGACAATAATATCGTCCCCGTAGACGCTGACGCGCCCGTTGATTGAACGGGCGGATGGTTTGGCCGTCGCGCTCACTCCTATCGCAGCGATCACCGTGAAGATGATCGCCTCGATCGGGAACGTGAGCGCAGAACCCATGGACGCGAACTTCTCGAGGGGTATGACAACCCCCCGTACATTCGCGTACCCCGAGCGCGCCGCAAGGACGTACTCGCGCAAATGAGGCCACCTGTTGAACAGTCTTTCAACCATCTCAAGGTGAACTCGATCAGATGCCTCGCTGAGATCCAGCGTTGCAAGTTCCCCGGTGATGGACCCTATTCGGGCCATCTCTTGATTCCGGGTCTGATCTGTAAACCCCAGCACGCCGCCTAGAGGACCGTCGCAGATGATGCGATAGATCTCTCTTTTAAGTCCCTGTTGTGCGAACTGCACGGTAGAGGGCTCCATGGCGATGATGCGGGGTGTCTTTTGCGTTTTGGGTACTGTGATGACTTTGACAGGCATCTCAGTTTCCATGGGCACCGTGTCACGGTGGAAACACTTCGGAACATTGATCGAGTAACGCCAAGACGGGAAAACCGTCTGGAGCCGCTCGGGCCAGTATTCGAAGTCCCAGCGCTGCGCATGATCGAGTCGATCAGCAACAGAGCCGGGCCCGTGACGAGGGATCAAATCAAAGTTGGCGACCAAGGTCTCCAGCTCATCAAAGGATCCCCCAAACAAGGAGAGGACCGCGCTATCAAAAGCGGCCCACGCCCACTCGGGTATTCCCCGGCGGAAGTGGTCTCCTAGTTTACGGTCGGTGGTGATGTAAGTATCGAACGCGGCGTCAACCCTTTCGGGGGAACACTCGAGCTCGACCTTAGCCGTCAGGTTGCAAATCTGGCGGACAGCCCAAATCGCGTTAGCGCAGGGCTCATCAAGAATACCACCATCGTCAGAGAACACACTCGTGAGGAAACCTCGCAGAAACGCGGGGAGCCCTCGGATGTGTCGGAAACCCGACGCATCCTTACGAGGCCAGTGACCAACGTGCAAGCCTTTCTCAAGGGCTTTGCCGAAGGTTGGCAGGGTGATGGTCAAGAATTCATCACCTTCGTGTTCCCAACGCGACAAGATAGTTTCCTTGTCGCGCTGCATGTTAGTAGCGCAGAGTCGAGCTGCATCTTGCAGCACGGCCAGATGGAGAGTTACCAGGCTTTTCAAGCCTCCCCCTTTCACGAGGGTAGGTGCTTCCAGCCAGTAGCTACGCCGATCTGCGGATCGAAGCGATGATGAGAGCGCCCACACTGATGGTCATCAGAGTGGAAATCGCAAGAATCATCAAAGCCTCGACCGCACTCACTTTTCGCCGCCGAAGATCTTCTTCAGCAGCGCCTTCGTGGTCGCTTCCAGAGCAGTCGTGAGACTGTCGTAGAGCGCCTCCACGTCAGCGGACGTCACCCCTAGGGGCAGCGTGTCACTGATCGTGACGGAGTACGGCACCTTGGACTTGAGCCCAGTTACGGGATCAGTCACGATGACGGACTTCACGAGGGAAACCGAGGAACGCAGGGTCGCCTTTTTGTCTACCTTCTGGGTGACATAGAGGTCAACACCTGCATCTCGGTTCGAGTAAACGTGCGTGTCAGCACGTTCCTCGATGCGAGGCAGAGAAATTGCCGTCCCGGAAATGGTGACGGACTGCGGATCGGTAAGCACTGGTTCTCCTTGTACTTCATGTGGGTGGTGTTTGACTGTTTTTGGCGCTAACGGACCTTTGTAAGGCCCAGCGCGCCCAGAATCGCCATCTGCGGCCCCTCAAGGGCCGAAGACGAGGATCCCGAGAATCCGAAAGGATTCGCTCGGACTCGCCGCTTCCTGGTGTAATTCCAGGCGTAATTCAAGGTACGTGGCCCGTCGTATATAACCGACGGGCTAGAGGTGCCAAGGATCACGGCGTCGAAGGAGACCTTTGTATTGGTCTCCTCCATCGCATAGCAATAAGTCGAGACAACTCGGTTGGATGATGCGGCCTCAGCAGAGGCCAAGGCACCGCCTATGTCGGCGTACCAATCAACCAACCATGACCAGGGAGATAGCTCCCAGAGGACAGACGGCGTGATGTCCAAGGACATCAACGTCGCCAGCCGATCGTCGAACCGTGAAGGATCGAAGCCGGCCTCTGGAAGATATACAAACTCGCCTTCGATCCAGCGTTTAACGGACGTTCTCTTAACAATCGAGAACGGACCGCGCGCCTGGCTCGAGCCGGCAAGCCCGGAACCATCAAGCCCGAAGTGGTATTCGGCCGGAAAACTTCCCGGCCCCACTCGGAACCCAATGGTTGCCGAAGTGCTGTCCTGACGTTCGAAACTAACGTCAGGCTTAGCCTCCCTCATTCTGTGAAATGCGCCAAACGGCCGATAAAGGCCGTGAGATGCGAAGACAAGTGCCTTCGCCGCTGATCGCAAATCGTTGAGCAAGGGCTTCCACCCAAACTCGACGTTCAAGTAATCACTTCCAGCATCCCTGATGCGTCTCACCTCAGGCTTCATCAGCTCTGGGATAAAACGCGGGAGCCCCTCACGGAGCTCCCCCAGGAAGTTGGAAAGTGAGAACTCGCTCACAGAAGGTGACATTCTGCCATACTGGGTAGCTGCCCAGGACTCGAGCCCCGATGAAGGGGTAACGAAGCCTGTGGACAGGTTGCCAGCCGTTGCAGAGGGATAGGCCCCCCAGTGCTCGTAGCGATCGCCGACGGAGTTATTCCATGAGAAGTTCCATGGAGTTCCGTCGATCGAGAACTTTTCGAGTTCCCAGGGGTGTCCTATATCTGCACGAAACGCGGTCGCATCGAAGCCCTGTTCTAGGGCCCGATTGGTCTTGAACTCGTTCAAGTCCATGAACCACGAGTATGGTTCCATCGCACGACGATCCACCTTATGGACCACGTCCCCTTCCGGGATACGCGTCCTAAAGCTGGTGTCGTCAGTAACGCGACGGGGTGTGATACCCGTTACGGAACTGATCAGTTGGCCTTTGTAAAGGTACCGCCTCTCGGCGGCAACCTCGTCAAACCGATTGATACGACGGTAGAATGTCACGGTCATCTCCTTTCAGTAGAAAAGAGCCTGGCAGGGTACACAGTTTCCCTGAAAACCAAACTCTTCATGCTATTCGCATGATGTGGGGTCCCAAACCTTGTGGGCGGGAC